TTGGACTTGTACCCACTACATTAAATTGGGGACTTGTCGAATATGATGCAGTCATTTGAGAATTTCCGAATGACATTTGAAAACCTGATGCAGTTCCCGAATTTATATCCTGAATACCTTTTATGCCAGCAGTAATTGCTGATGCTCCAGCGACAACATCGCCAGCCAAACCAATCCAAGCCAACGGACTTGTAACACCTCCATTTTTTACAAAATTCTTTTGTGCATTCATTGCAATACTTGCAACCGCTGATGATTGTTCCAAAATAATACCAGCAATTGCCAATTCTTTATTTGCCCCAGCTATTTGTCTAAGTCCTTGCCCTAATTTCATTGTGTTACCAATGTATGCTTCCTGAATAGCTATTTTTGTATCATTTTCAATTTGTTGTATTGCAATTTTTTCATCTGAATTTTTCTTTTCCAATGCAATTTCAGCATCTAATCTTCCTACTAAATTTTTAAATGATAATTCATTGAATTTTTGAGTTTCAATTGCTTTTTGATTTTCTAAATTCCTACTAATTTCAGATACCTTTTGAATGCGATTATTATATTCTTCTAATTTTTTGTCATTATAAGCCTTTAATAATTCATCATTTTTTTTCATCAAAGCATCAATTTCTTCATATTCTTTTTTTTGTGCTTCAATTTTTGCTAATCTTCTTTTTTCTAATTCCTCTTTTTCAGTTTTTGTTAATTCCTTAGTTCCTTCTCCAAACCTTTTGATTGATGCTTCATAATTTGTACTAAAATCAGTTACCGAACTTTTTGCATCTTTCCAAGCACCAGCAAAATCTCCCGTAATGAATTTTCCAACCGCAGAACCTAAACTTCCCAATGATTGAACGACCGCAGTTACCGAACCATAAACCACTTGCATCGCTTTTGATACCATAGGCAAAGCAGAAATAGCCAAATCAACCAATGTATTAAATAAAGGTTCAATTGCTGAAAAAACACCGTTGAATATTCTTTCCAACCCAAGCAATAAAGGTTGTAGTTTTTTAGTCGCTTTTTCTGAATCATTAAATGCAGATACTAAACCACCAATTAAAGAAACAATTAAACCAATTCCAGTTGCTTTCAATGCACTACCAAACGATTGAGTTGCAACTTTTGCTTTGTTTATTGTACTACCTAATTGACCTAATGGACCGCCAGCCATTTCCAAAGAATCTACCCAATCGGAACTGGTATTTTTTGCAGATTTAATTTTGTCCTCTAAATCATCAATTTGATTGTAAAGGTTTTTGAATGCTTCCGTTCCAACTTCCGTGTCTTTTAATTGTCTTTTTAATTTCTTTAGTTCACTAATTGAAGTACCGATATTATTATTGACATTCAAATTTACTTCTACATCTTTCGCCATCTTGAAATTCTTTTAATTTGTTTTAAACCTTTTTTTAATGATGTTGGGATTTCGTTTTTACCCTTTGCAATTTCAATCAATTCCGACCTACCAAAATGGTCTTGTTCAGTTAGCAAATCAAATATTTTTTTTATCATCTTATAAATTAATTAAACGTACAACCGTTGTATATGTCCCCCAAGTATCAATAGTAAATTCAAAATTTGACTTAGCTGGTAGCCTAAATTTGAAAGTTGCTTTTGTGTACCCATTGTTAAAACCATTTGTGCAAATTACCATTGCTTTTGTACCATCAGAACTCAATTTATATCTACAAATAGGACGCTTGTAAGCAAATAGTGTGATTGGATAATTTTCTGTCGTTGTCGTCCAAACTCCAGCTGATTTCTCTAAATCAGGAATAAGCCACGATGTAGATGCTTCCACAATATCCTTGTTTTGGTAAACTTGCCAATATCCAGTATATGCCCAATCCCACGATGCACGTCCTAAAGTTTGCGATTCTGCAGTTGTATTAAACTCATCAAATAAAGTGCCATCATTCCACGCAAAGAATCCATCTGCATAAGCCATCCCCCAAACCGCTAAAGATTGGTTTAGTGATGGACTTTGGTCAGGTCTTGAAAGTCGGTAAGGAATAGCAAGCCTCATATCTTTATTTCCAGCATCTCCAACAATATCTTGCCTATTCCAAGTATAAGGCAAGCACCTCATTTTATGATTGTAAGTTGTGAATATCTCTGCAAAAACTTTTTTAGAAATATCGTAATTATGAACTAAACCATAAATTGCGTGTTGCCAAAATGGACTGATTTGGTAGTTGGTAATTGAACTCATTGAATATGAATCAGAACAACCCAAATAGAATTTATTTAAAGCAAAAATATTTTCTTTTGGCATTAAATCGTTCATAAAATTATGATAATCCAAATAATTGATATTTGATGTTACCGTTGCCGAATTAAATTCTGATTCCCATTGATTCCCAACCTCATATAGATTTCCGTGATACCCTGAAAAATTAGGTTTTACCGCTCCTAATGCTTCTTGTCCCTCCGTGATTAACATTCGGTAAGCCACATTTTCAATTAATGCCTTCCACGATTCGCCAAATAATTTTGAAAATGAATACTTGTAATAATATTCAGTATCGAATTGAATTTGGTCGCCATTCAATTCATTTGATGCATAAAAATACGATGTTAAATTTGAATGCAAAATATTATTGTAGTTTGTCCCGCTATTATATGCAACCTTCCAATGGTACGGATTTGCCTCTGTGTACTTCATCCCACCAACCGTTGCATAACCATTTGCCCAAACAGAATCTGAAACCGTGACAGATTCAACTAATGCCACCGCCCAATTTTGGTAGTAATCGTTATTGAACCAAATTGACATCAAATAGCTAACGTGTGCCTCGGTTGTATCGCCATATTCCAACCAGCAAATAGTATAAATAATCCAAATATCTCCAAAAAATGTAAACTTTGATGCTTTCGGGTTACTGAATGAATACCCATAAGCACTAAAATTTTCTGCGTGTGTTAACCCCTTTGCCATCCTTGTAGATGTTCTCGGAACTCCCGTATTTTCTGCAATGTCGTGAGCTGGATTTGCCATATCAATCCACATCTTTTTATTGCCCCATTGGTCATTAATGGTTGTAATATTTGGCATTCGACGGAAATAAGTTACACCACCCGTAAAGTTTGAATTTGGAATCCAATAATCAGGCTTGAAATAATAAATTTTATTGCTAAATACCGATTGTCGATTTGGGTCTGCTTTTATATGACAAAATGCTTGAACCCAATTAAATTGCCCCCAGTGATAATCATAAAATTCTCCCGTATAAATCATTAAATCGTACCCTTTCATATCGCTAACGTCAATATTAGTCAATGAATTTGTTTGATTTAAAGGTGCATTATTAATTTGGTATGCCTTTGCATTTGTGTATGGTCTTGATGTCCAAGCATTATCCGTTACCAAATAACTTACAATTGATAAATTTGTGCCACCAATTGTCCCTTGATTTGAAATTAAAGTTCCCGAACCATCATAAATTTTATCATCTATCCAAGTTGTATCGCTATTGGTTGCGTTTGTATGCGATGCAGAACCAACGATTTTCCCATCCGAACCAATTGTTACATAGATTGAATTATAGTTTGTAGGAAATACGTAATTCCCAGCTGATGCCAAAGTAGTTTTTGCAGAATTACTATAAAAAATTGTTGTCGCATCAAACAAAACATTATTTGAATATAACATTAAACCGTTATGGTCTGTTTTCGAATCTATCAATTTTGCAACCGCATCGGTTTTGCTTGAATATGCCATTAGTTAAATCCAGTTAAAGTTGTTGATGGTAAATAAAATTCCAATGTAGTTGATTCCGAACAAGTACCGAATTGAGTAATTTGTCCTGAAGAATTAATTTGTGCCCAAGTTCCATCGGTGCAATGGTAAGAAAAATCTAAACCTTGGAACGGTACTAAAGGACTTGAATTGTTTTCATAAAGAACCGTATTCAAATAGAAACTTGAATTTTCCCCATACAATGTTTTGCTAAAATTAGTTATCGGACAAGCCTCCGCAGAACTAAATGAATTTGCATTAGTTACCGAGAACGAATATAAAGTCGGTAAAGGTGCTGAACCACAAACTCCTTGACTAATAACCAATCCAACCGAATTAATTTGTACATATTTATTTGATGCAGTTTTATAGTAATAACTTAAACCATTAAATAAAGCACCTCCACTTGTATAGAATAATGTATTTGATTCAAAAGTTGGATTAGTCCCGTAAATTGTCAATGGATAAGTTGATAATCCACACGCATCAGCATAACTTGTTGAACTTCCATTACTTACCAAGAACGGATAATACGTTGTTGGTGTTGGCACGGATGATGCTATCCTAAAATCATTTAACAACTCCAAATTAACTTCGCCCGTTGTCAAATCTGTTGTAAATTGATTAATTACATAACGTTTATCTCGAATTACCAATCTATCATTCAATTGCAATTTTTGAAGTAAAGGAATTGGGAATAAACCTTTTAATTTTACTAACCTTGCTTTTGTGGTAAAAATATTGGTCAAATAATTTAAGTAATAATTATTGAATAATGATTTTGTTTCAATTGCATTTGTGAATGTCGATTGTTCAGCACCAAAATTTATCGTATTAACCGCAGAGGAAATAAGAGTATCCTGGCCAAACAAATTGTAAGTAGTGACATTAGTAGTACTACTCCCATCGTTAAAATGAAAATCGCAACTTTGAATCGAATTGTAGTCATATAAAAGTACTGGTTTTGGAATGTATGGATTCAAATCAAATTTTAATGAATAACCGACTTGTAAATTAGTGCCCGTAAATTTTTGGAAAGGCATATTTTCAAAAGGTAATTCAATAGAAAATTCATCCCCATCATTATCCAATGTATATTTTAAATCCCCATATCCAACCGCTGAACGTGATAAAAATTCTGTTGCTAAAATATTTTCACATTTCTCATAATTAAAGTTTATTGACTTATATGGTTTTGCTCTTTCAATATCAATTTGGTTAGTATCAACATACTTTGAAATGTCAATTATATTTCCGTTTGCATACCAATTTTCAATTTGTTCAACTTGATAAACATTTTCAGAAATTGAATAACAAGTCAAATTGAACATTTTTAAAATTCCCGAAAAGAAATCTTCTGCTTTAATATCAGGCATATAATCAGCAATGTTAAGCGTTACCGATGTAGTTTGTGAAGTATAGCTTTGACAAAGCAAATCCTGAACTACTTGCCCATTATTTGAATTTAAAGTCTGAAATTCATATTTAGCCGTGAAAGTTAATGCGGAGTCAGATGAAATATAAAAAGTATAAACACCTGAATCTTCTAATGGTGCTGGAATTGTTATTTCAGTTGTTGAACTTGAATAAAGTTGCTGACTTAATTTAACATTATTTTTGTAAACATATAAATAAAATGAAGTTCCTGAAGTTGTAAAAGTTAATTTTATATTTGATTTATATAAGTAAACTGGTGATTCTGGTTTTACATAATTTAATTTATCTGGTAATGTAAAAATTCCTTGCGTTCCATTTGATGATGTATTTGTTTGAAATAAAATCTTAAAATGTGTTTGTTTTAAAGTAAACTCATCTGTGTTTTTTAACCACAAAAATAAATTCTCATATCTTTCGTCTGTCAAAAAATTATTGGTTGCTGAACCTTGAATTGTGATACCTAACTGACTTGCAATTGATTCAATAACACGACTTACACGAATAGCTGGAAATAAATCCGTATGATAAATTGGGTGAGTATTTTTATGAATATCCCAATTCTCTTTTGTAGTTCCGTTGGTTTGATATGTCCAATTGTTTTTTGATGTTATTAATGGGAATTTAACATCATTTGTAATTTGGTCTGTTATTCTCGTTTTAACATTCGCACCCGTGTATGTAAAATTATAGGTCGAATAGTCAAAATCACGTAAGAATTTGCCACCGAACAAATCTTTTAAAGAAATTAAACTTCCTAAAAAAGTAATTTGGTAATTATCAACTTCATTGTTTTTAAATTGTGCCTTTTCTAATTGAATTTTGCCCGTTCTAAACGTTGCATTATTCAATTCAATGTATGCTTGCTTTCTTGTTCTTGCATCGAATCCATTATCAATTGAATTTTCGTACCAATGTTTGAAAATTTCATTGTTTGTTTTGCTTGCTGGAATAGTGAACGATTGCGAATAATCCGTAAAAACTTTCGAAATATCGTTTACGTTTTGAATCGAACTTGTAACAGATATTTTCTCATCGTCAAATAATTCAATGCGTTTATAAACCGAATCAACCAAAATGTAAATTGAAGCTATAATCATTATATCACATTGTTTTTTAAGTTGTATGAATATTCAAAATCAATCGTATAATTTATATTTTTATCTCTCAATGATGTCTTTAAATCAGTTCCATTTGATACGACTTGCACTGGTTTACTATCAAGTAAAACCGTGTTGCTCATCAATAAATCTTGAATCAAATCAGAATAATTTTGGTTTACAAATCCCGTGTTTAATGTAACCTTTTGCATTCCATTAATATTGAATGCTTTTGTTTGACCTCTTTTTGTATTATAATTTACGGAATCAGGCAATAAATTGAATTTAGTTTTATCAACCGAAATATTATTAGATTGAGCCTTGAAAAATGTAAGGAATTGCCAACCTCCAAAACGATTAATAAACTGACAAATGACTGGGGTATATTTTCGTTCGCAAATTGGATTCACATTGTAAGAATACAAAACAAAACCCCCATTTTTAATTCTTAATACATTTGATAATGTAATTGAAGCAGTTTTAAAGGGAACTTTCATATTATAAACCCCTTTTGCAATAGTCGAATCCAATATCGTTACTACGGTAGTTGTACCATTCGAAACATATTCGGCAGTCGTTGTTGTACCATCGTGATTTATCAATACGTTTACATAATTAGTATTCGTGTTTTCCAAATAATCAATCGTTTTGCTTGTGTCTGCCAATGCAAAAATATTTGATAAATTACTTTGATTGTAACCTCCTAAATAATTATTGTAACCATCAACCGCCACACCGATAATATATTCATTCATAAAAGTTCCAAGGCAATTTTCACCCTCAAACGTTCCTGAATCAGCAACCACTCGTGTTTTAAATGCCAAAGTTTTATTAACTCCATTCACATAAGCAACCGCCTTAAAATTGGCAAATGATGTTAAATCTTCAGATGCTGGACTTGATGAAAACACTGGATTAATGTTTTCAATATATTCCCTTACATAAGGTGTAATATCATAATTTGATGTCGTTTGTGATGCACTCGGTGCCGACTTAGTAAACGAATAAGTTTCCGTTGCTGGTTCTGTTAATCCATTCCAAACAAATAGCTTTAAAGTTGTATTTGTTGAACCCGTAATTGAAATAAAATAAGGACTTCTTGCGTTAATAGTTATCATAAACTTTTCAAATTATAATCAATAATTGTTTCAACATCCAACGCAAAAGCCTTAGCCAAATCCGTATCAATGTATTTTTTAAATCCGCTTTCAAATGGTTTGGTAAAAAATAAACTCGGCTTTAATCCAGTCATATAAATGGAACGCGTGATAATAAATGCAGTAGACTTATAAGAAATAAACCTACCAGTTTTTTTATCTTTAAATTGTATTCCACGTTGTTTTACCCATTTTTCAATTCCTTTTGTTAATCCACCTTTTGCCCCACTTCCAGAACCAAACTTAAATGGACTATTTGGTGCTTTTCTTGAACTTGCTTTTCCTTTAACACCTTCATCTTGAAATTGCCCATATTTGTTCATTCTAAAACCAACGATTGCATAATTATTTTCCTGAACAATTTCGCCCTTTAATGAATTGTACAAATCTTTTGAAACGTTTTTACGACCTTTTGTAAGATTCGCCCGGGATTGCTGAATTACATAATCACGGAACTTTTTTATAATCAAATACGTTTCTTTCAAATCTGCCATTAGCAAATAGTCATTTCGTTTGGTACAATCAAATCAAATGTTGCAGTCCATCCAGCAACCTTATTTTCAAACCTATCTGTAAACGGTTCGCAAATTGCATCGCCATTCATCTGAACCAAATCGGTAAATAAACTTCCGCGTTTCATATCAACAATCATTCTGTTTGCAATGGTTAATTGTGTGTTTAGCACATCCAATAAATTGTCGTTGCCTTCAAAATTATCAGTTGTTTCCGTTTTGGAAATATCTACAATGTCCATAAACAAAACCGAAATATTAAACGTGATATTATTTTCGTTTGGAATTGCATTGTTTACAATAATATGAACCAAAGGATAAATTGTCTGCTTTGCCAAATCATCTTCAAAAATATCTCCAGTTGTAACGGTATTAATAAATCCGTTTGCTTTTAAGTAATTCCGTAAGGTATTAACCACGTAATAAAATCCGTTCATTAGTTTTGTCGTTTTATCATTTTCATTTCCAATTCATTTTTTTGTTTCTCAAATGTCAGGAACGTTAAACATTGGTTAATTGAAAGTTTGGTGACATCATCGAATCTTCTAACATCTCCTTGAGCAAGTGCATAGATTGAAGAATACCACCCCCAACGTTTTCCAAATTGGGATTGCTCTGAATATTCATTTCCTGACTCTCCGTTAAATAATCCATCGTACTTTTCAATAATTCTTTTCCTAAACTCCAAAAAAAAACCACCGCCCCGAATGTAACATTTAATGGCACATCTTTCATTAATTCCGAATATTTATCCGAACCCTCATAATTTTCAATCAGATATTTATTACCCAACGTTTGAGTAATTGGTCGATATAAAACCGCCATTGCTTTGTGCATATCTTCCCAATTTGAAATGTACCCATCTAAGTCCATATACTCGCCTGAACTCATTTCATCCAAATTAGGTATAAACCCAAATGTTTTGCCATTCAATTCAAACTTTGTTGTTAATGCTGGCAATTGCTTAAACAAATTTCCCAAAATATTAATCGCATCATCGACATCTTTTTGTCTCATTTGATTAACAATATTCAAATCAATACCACAAAATATTTGAATCATTTTATGGTTTAAAAAATCTGACTCATCATTCTCCTCAACTATCTTTAAAAACTTTTGATATTGATGAAGTTTAATTTCTGATAAATCTGTTGGAATAGAAAATTTTACTTTCATAATGTATAAACGTTAAAGTTTAATATTTGTATTAATAAATGTGATAGTTGCCTTGGTTTGGATTATCTAAGTGATAAATGATGTTATACCTCGCTGAATCAATTCCGTGATTCCAGTCATCAATGTATAGCTTTGAAGCCTTATTTAAATAGCAATAATTATTAAATTCTTTTGCTAAATTGGTTGAATTTGGTTCAAGAATAATTTGAAAATCTTGCATCCTGATAATTCCTGATTCAATCGTTCCTTTTTTGACCGCCTGAATGTTTAATCCTTGGTAACGCAAATCATCAATTAATCTCGGTTCTGCTGAATCTGCAATGATTAATCCAGCACCTACTTTGTCCTTCATTAATTGAGCCAAAACGTGTGTCTTTAAACCACGTTCATAAATAACCTCTTTGATATAAATTATTTTTTTTGTTTTATCAATTGCAACCTCGGTAAGTGCATCAGGGTCAATTGAGAATCCAAAGTCCATACCAAAAGATGTTTGCAATCCGTTTGGATTAAACGTTCCAAATTGCCAATTTGTAAACACAACCCCCTCTGCTTTATCCAACCAACCACCCAAAATTGCGTGCTGATATTTTTTTGGATTTGATTGTTTAATTCTTTCAACTTCATCTAAGAATGATTGGTCTAAATGCTCAATGTTATCTTCATAGGTTGTATGGATGTAAGTTACATTTCCTTTTCTTCCATTGAAACCGCCTTCAACTCCAGCTTGTTCAAAAAACCTTTTATAAATCCAATGTTCCTTTGTTGTTGGATTGAAAATAATTATAATTCTATTTTGAACTCCCTTTTGTCGAACTGATAAATTTATTTTGTCAAAAGTTTGCTCATCCGTTAATTCTTCTGCTTCTTCTAAAATCCAATCCGTAACACCTTGCAAAGATTTAAGATTTGCAGTTTGGTCACCCGATGAAGTTCTTAAACCTCTAAAAATTATTTCACTCCCTGAATCTAAATTTACAATGTCCGATTTTGTAATATGAAATTTATTTTGGGATTCCAGCAATTCAATCTTTTCTTGAAATTCAGGAATAATCGACAAATGTGCTGAAGACATCGTTTGTCTTGTAAATAAAATTTTATGTCCTTTTTCAAATGAAAGTAAACTGGTAAATGTTCCAACCCCAAAAGATTTTGACGAGCCACGACCGCCCGAAATAACAAAATATCGAGTATCATTCCATAAAGACTTCCATTTATTGTTTAGGACTATCATCCTTAAATTTTACCAAATCAGATAAATTAAAATCCTTAACCTCATGCGTGTTATTGCTTTCTACGTGTGTCATTGATAATTGTTTCAACTCTTCAGGGGAAGCAATTAATTTCATTAAACCCATTTGTAAAGTTGGTTTTTCTGCTTTGTACCATTTTGAAGGCTTGGAAACCTTTATTTCCGT